TTAGGCTACGTCGCTCAAGCGTACGTGCCCGCCGTTGGCCTCAATTGCTCCGTTCACAATTCGACGCACCTCGATGAGGAACTGCTTCGAGGGTGGCGGCATCACGGCATCCGGCATTGGCGCAGCCTCGTTGCAGATCCGGTGGATTGCCCGAGCCCGCTCGAAAGTTGAGCCGGCCCCCCGATAGTCATAGGCCGTACGCCACTCGCCCAGATGCTCTTCCACCAGTCGACGCTTGGCAAGTTCGTGCACTGCTGCTGACACTGCACGACGAATGCGCGCTATTGCGGCCTGTCTTTCCTCTTCGTCGTCCGCATCACCTTCCCATTCGATTGGCTCATCGAGAAAGCGCGACACGGACTCCGTGAGGCGGGCGACCAGGTCAGCTACCGGGCGTAGTCTATCATATTCGTCACTCAACTCTCCGGCGATGCGCCGGTTCAGTGCTTTAACCCTGGTCCAGTGCTCCCTGCCAATGCCTTCGTAGGGCCTTCCCTGTCCGAGCCTGGCTCCCCAAGGGCCTTGGAACTTGGTGACGGCTTCCCTCACGGCAAAGGAGACGCCCGTGGGGTCATAGACAGGTCCCGCCTTTGGTGGGGGTGGGGGTAGGATCGCGCGCTCACAGAAATCGACCAGACGCGCCAGCTCTCCACGCATATAATCGGCCGCGCGTGCCGGCAGACGCGCTAGCGTCTGGTCGATGCCGCCAAGCATAAAGCACCTATCGTCGATGCCGTGCTCAACGCTTCTGACGACTGGGGCTCCGAGCACGTCTTGGAGGCTGGAAAGGGCATTCAAAACCGACGCCATTACATGGGCCCGCTTGTCGCCAGACGTCCGTAGATTGTTCCCCTTGATATGATCGAAGTGGGTGAAGGCGACCGCTAGTTTCGCATTGTGCCCGCTCGCAGCAACAGCCTTGAGAACAGATAATGGTGCCGGTTGCATCGGCTGTTTCGCGTTGTCGACGAGAAGGATCACGTCCACTTGCTCGAACCGTTTTGTGACTCGCGTCGTCACGCTAGACGCAGTGTCCGGCGTGTGGCCGAGGCCCTCACCGTCGACTAGGACGAGCCGCGGTACCTTATCGGTGAACGTGGGGAACAGTGGGCCCTTAACACGTATTCCACATACGAGGGGCGTGAGGAGACGCCCGAACTGGGGCCAGAAGTTGCTTGAGAACCAACGGATCTGCCGCACAAATTCGTCCCGGTCGCCCGTGCGCAGAGTCCAAAGCCTCGGCCAGCCCGAGCGGTGCCGATCGATTTCCCCTGAGTCTATCAGGTCGAACCGCGACCGAACGGCGTCTAGCACATCCTGAACGAGTTCGTGGAAGCCCTCGTCGGCGATGACGTAGGCCTCAAGATTCTCCTCGATCAGTTGCTCAGCTGCCTCACGGTCAGGACCCTCAGGCTTCCGTGCGTCAATGCCTAGGTCCGCGGACAACCGGCCTGCAACCCTCTCCTTCAGCCGAACCACTCGGTCGATGAAACCGCGCAGTACCTCGTGGTTTTTGGCCCTCTCAGTATCAGGCAGTTCGGCCTCTTCTTCGGCGACGTCTACCGGCCCTTCGCCGTCGAAAGAGAAATCATCCTCACTGTCATCAGATTCAGCGTTGTCCACTTCCTTTCGCCAGCCGCCCAACACATAGCTCAGCCGGAACTTTTGATCGCGGTGGTTCAGAAATCTGTCGGCCACCTTCTCTATCGGCGCGTCCTCATACGCGGCGAGGCAGGCATCGACGATGCACTCCTCGATGCTTGCCTGGGTCTGGAACTCGCTGAAAAAGGTGACTACGGCTTCGTAATCTCCGTCGGCTTGGACGATCTCGATATCCGCGATGGTCGTTTTCGCCGGAGCTGTTGATGGGAAGCGGTCTCTGTCCGGATCCGATCCGATCAGGTGACGCAGCAGAGAGGTTTTCCCGGCGCCTGTCGTTCCCACGAACATCACCCGCGAGTATCCGTCGGACATGCCAGGCAGTGGGATAAGCGCTTCACGCAATGCTTCCGGGTCGTCGCGACCGGCCTGGATTTCGTCATAGAAGGCGCCGACAACAACGACCGAGAACTTGCGCTCCGCCTCGGCACGCTTGGCCGCGTTCCACCAAGATGAATCAGAAAGAAGGGTATTCATTTCGGCAACAAGCTGGTCGGCCTCAGCCTCGTCGGTCGTGCCGAGACCACGACGCATTTTGAGGCCCGGCTTACCTCTTGCGTCATTGCGGAGGGGGTGCCGAAAAGTCACCGACCACCCTGGGCGATTCGAGCGTGACTTTGATGCTGTATAGAGCTGGTGGGGCATAGCGTTGTTCCGTGTTGTTCCGGTGCCCGATCTGGATATCACCCCGAAGGATGTCCGTCAATGGCAGCGGAACAACGCGGAACAACGACTGATCTGCGAGATACTGATCCTCACGCCGCCGCCGTCGCGACGCCGTCGAGCCGCACCGCGACGCTTGTGATGCCGCTCCCGGCGGCCTCGACCGCGACGCCGATGGGAAAGCGCCCCGCGGCCGGGGTGGTCACTGCCTTCGCCGTGTTGTCCCACGCCACCCGCGCGCCGACCGCGAGTACCGCCGCGCTGGCCTTCGGCAGCTGGAACACGCCTGTGGTGGAGAGCTCGACCGGGTCGCCCTCGGCCGAGGAGTAGGCGGCGATGCCGAAGATGCTGCCGACGATCAGCGCGTCGCCCGAGGCGATGCCGCCCGCGGGCGTGGTGACGCGGACGATGTGGCCGTTCTGGAGGTAGTTCTTCATCTCAGAGCCCTTTCGAGGATTGGATGCGGACGACCGAGATTCGGTCGGTCGCCCCTGTGATCTGCCGGTTGAGGTCCGCGAGCGCGGCGGCCATCTCGCCGTCGCTCGCGTAGGTGACGCGCTTGCCGTCGTATTCGACGGTGCGGACGCCCCGGTAGCGCGCGGCCATCAGGGCGTCGCGCCAGACGGTGAGCTGGACGAGGTCGGCCATCACGCGCCCGCATTCATGAACCAGCCGCGATGGTCGATGAACCCGGCTCCGAAATCGAGGATCACCCGGATCTCCACGCCATCGACATCCCAGCCCGAACGGCTCTCGACCTGCGGGCCTTCCGCGCCCGAGAGATAGGCGAATTCCAGGCCATCGATCTCGCCGGGATCCGCGGTGACGTACCAGCGCGTGGCCGAGGACAGGCGCGGCTCGACCACCAGCGACAGCGAGCCCGAGAACGGGTTCACGTCAGCCGCCGTCGCCGGTGCGATGCTGGCCAGCCACTTCTCGGCCGTGGTCTCCAGTGCTGGCGGCACCAGCAGGTTGCGCGGCGTCACGCGGATCGTGCGATCCTCGATGCCCTTCTGGGTGCGCAGCGCCAGCCGGGCGGCCGAGAGGGTGGCGTCCGAGATGGCCGCGCCGGTGCCCGCCTTGTTGCCGTGATCGGCGTGGAACAGCGTCTTGCCGTCCGACATGGTCGGCCCGTTCCCACTGCCCGCCTCGAGAAGGGTGACGAGGATCCGCGCTTCGGTCTCGGCCGCGGCCTGGCCCATGCGGCGGGCGAGGTCCGCGAAGGCGCCGAGGTCGTCGTTCACCAGCACCTGCCGGGTGATGCCGATCTTCCGCGCCCAGGTCTCGACCTTGTAGGCCTCCCGCGCCTCGGCCATGGTCCCGGCCTTGATCTCGCCGTGCTCGTTCAGCTTCTCCAGCAGCGGCGCCTCACCCAGCATGATCTTGTTCACCGCACGGAAGTCCCGTGCCGTGGTCTGGCGGCCGAGGCGGCGGATGCCTGAGGGCGCGGCCTGGTAGGCGTCGCGCAGGACGCGGCCCACCGTGTCCCCGAGGATGATCGGGAAGTCCGAGGTGGTGTGCAGCGCACGGGTCACGAGGCTCGCGGGCGACAGCGCCATGGTGGACTCGCCGCGGAGCGTCAGCAGTTCCTTCGCCATGTCGACAGGGGTCGCATAGGCGTAGCGGCGGGCGGGCTCGGAGAGCTCGTGGCGCGGGTTGATCCGGGCATAGAGCGCCTCGCCCATCTGCCGGGCGCGGAGGGAGGGGTCGTCCTGGCTTTCGCCCATATCGACGCGGACCTGTTCGGTGCGGATCGCGGGCGCGCTGCGATTGGCAAGCGCCTCGAAGGCCGCGCGGCGGGCGGTGTCGGGATCAGCGCCGCCGTCGATCTGGCTGTCGATCCACGTCTGGTCGAGCCCGGCGATGCGGGCGATGGATCGGATCTCGGCATTCGCTGCGGCGCGGGTCTCGGTGGTGGGCGCCGTGTCGGCGGCCTCTCGGGTGGTCGTCTCGGTCATCTCTATCTCCATGCGAATGTGGGCGCCGGGGTCGGCGGGCGTCGGCACCAGGGAAATCTCGTGAGGAGTCCAGCGCACCGCGGTCAGCACGCGCGCGCCGTTCTCAGCGGTCTCGGCCCAGTCCTCGACCGAGTAGCCGACCGAGACGTGGCGCAGGATGCCCGCCAGCACGTCCTGCCAGACCGGCTCCACCTCGGGCCGGGCCGAGAACTGGATGAGCGCCGTGCCGCGCTTGCCGTCGACGGCGGCGCTGCGGACGGAACCCAGAACGTCGCGCACGGCAGTCTGGCGGTGTGCATCGAGGACGCTGGCGCCTTCGAGGCGCGACAGGTCCACCGCCTCGGGCGCGAGGCTGAGCCGCTCGATGTATTGCCCGGCCATGTCGCGGCGGCGTACGGGCGCGCCGGTGGACCAGACCACCTCGACGGTGCGGGCTTCCGGATCGGCGGTCGCGGGCGCAAGCGTCGCGCGGCGGGTGAGCAATTCCTGTGTGTCAGCCATCGGCGGCCTCCTTCTGCTGCGGCCCGGCCGTCTGCCCGAAGGAGAGCCCCAGCCCCTCGGCGCGCTCGCGGTCGGCGGCAATCTCGGCATCCACCTGTTCGGCGTCGTAGCCGCGCTCGGAGATCGCCTGGGACCGGCTCTTGAGCCCCGCGCCGATCGCCATGATCTCGGCCTGCACGTCCTTCATCGGATCGACGTAGTCGAACTTCGGCGGCAGCCATTCGCAGCCGAGATAGGCGTCCGGGTTCCGGTCGAAGTCGCGCGCGGGCAGATCGCCGGTCAGCACCGCCAGCCGCACGAACCGCTCCCAGACCGGCCGGCAGAACAGATGCACCACCACGTTGTGCTGCAGCTGCTCGACGCGGCGGCGGAACTCGATGAGCCCGGCGCGGATCGAGGAATAGGTGACGCCTTCGAGGTCGCCCGAGACCAACTCGTAGGGCAGGCCCAGCCCGGCCGCGACGGCGCGCAGATGGTTCTTCACGAAGGGGGCGTAGGCGTCGTGCTCGGTCGGATTGGAAAACCGGATGTCCGTGCCAGGCGGCAGCGGGATCAGGCTACCGGGCTCCATGCCCACTGTCAGCGCGCCGCCGGTGTTGGTGCCCGAGAGCCCGCCCGCCGTGCCGTCCGGATCGGTGATGAAGCCGGTGAACAGGGCCGCGACCTTGGCCTTCACAAGGGCCGCATCCTCGAACTGGTCGAGTTCGTGCAGCCTGAGCAGCACCGGTGCGAGCCAGGTGATGCCGCGCAGCTGGCCCGCCGCGAGCGGCTTGAACAGGTGCAGGCAATCGGCGGCAGGAACGCGGAGCGGGTCCATGCGGAGAGACCCCAGCGGATCGCCCGGGCGGGAGGACAAGACCCAGGTGGCGACCCGGCGACCCGCGGCATCGAACTCGATGCCCGCGCGGATCCGCGCCCCGCCGCCGATCTCGCGGTGCAGGTCCATGGGAACCTGCTCGCGATCCAGAAGCTCGAGGTGGAGAGGAATGGCGGCGGCGTCGCTTTCGACGCGCAGCCGGGCGAAGCTCTCGCCGCTCTCGACCATCGCGCGCACGGCCATGGCCTGCAGCCCGTAGAAATCCGCAAGCCCATCCGGGGCGGCGTAATCTGTCCAGCGCAGCCAGAGCGCCTGCAGCCGCTCGCGCACCACCCTGTCAGGATGGGTGGACTGCGGCTTGATCCCGGCGCCGACGACATTGCCGACCAGGCTGTCCACCGCCGCCGCGACCCACGGGTTGTTGCGCGCATACCACCCGGCCCGCCGCGCCGCCGTGGTCGCGCCCGCCAGGATCGCTGCGTTCAGCCCGTCGACCGTCCGCGCCCCCTCCCAACGCCGCCCGCCACCCGCAGCGTCGAAGCCGCGAGCGCGCGCGAGGCCGAGAAGGCGATGGAGGAAGGTCCGCATGCCACCGATTTTCGCGCGGCGACAATGGAATGGCTATTCAGAGAGATTGGGAATCTTTTGTTGCTAGTTGACCACCAGCACAGAATGCGGAATGGCCAAAGCCAAATCGCTAACTTCTTGGACCCAAGAAGCGATCTCCGTTGTAATGTATCATATGGTCTGGCGTATCGCTGAGCCAGACTTCCGTTTCCCAAGCAATGGCCTTCATGTGCTTTCGGAACTCGGCGAAATCTGGGAACGCGCTGACATAGACTGGACCGACGTCACAACGCTTCAGCATTTCCTCAAGTTCGACGATGCGCTTTGGCGACATAGGGCCATGCGAGGTAACGGCCTCGACAAGAAACAGCCAGTTCCGCTTGCTGTCATACAGTACCACGTCTGGCAACTTGTCGTGGTCAGTAATGGGGATGCCTAGGCGTGCAAGACCGTCCTTGTCAACAAAGAGGTTCTTTTTGGCGGTATCGCCGAGGTAGAGGAGGTTTGCGCCAGGAGAAAATCGAGGAGCAAAGTCTTCTACAATAGCTTTCTGAACCTCATTGTGTTTGCCAGGCGAGAGCTGGAGTTCTTGCCCGTCAGGAAGCCTGATCGGGACCATGTTGTGGTTTCGTTCGCGGTCATAACGTTCGACAAGTGCACCCTGCTCGCGCTTGAACTTGTCCACTGCCGATTCCCAGCCCTTGGTGCCGTAGAGGCGAACTGCCTCAAGGGCAGCTTCGGTGATGGCGTAGTGGGCGCGTGGACTGTTCGTTGGCAGATCCGGGTCGAAGGGATTGTAGTCGGCGATACGCCCCTGCACGAACTGATGCAGGACTTGGCGCCGGAAGGTCTCACGGGTGTTCGGTGCATACTCTGTCCCGTAGTGCTCCCGCAGATAGTCCATCACGCCCTTGGTCACGGTGCAGCGGTCCCTCTTGGCATCCGACCACGGTTTGTCCGGGGTCAGACCGCACAGCGCGATCAGCGTCATGCCGGACATCTGATTGTATTGGGCGGGCGGCATCCCGAGGGCTTTGAGGATATCCTGGGCTTCTTCAACGCTAGCCAACGGCTGCCTCCTTCATCTCTGGATGGGCAACCAGCCGCATCACAAGGTCGTCGAGCCCGTCGAGCGGGTCGGGGAGGTTCTTCACCCTCCGCCCAAGCGCGATGATGGTGTCACGCGGCGGCAGGGGCATTGCTCGCAGCTCGGTCGCGCTGACCTGCGTGTTGCCGTTCACGGCGCGGAAGTATGTGTCGAGGAGCCGACTGTTGTAGAGAGCCGCGAGGCCCCAAGCTTCGTCTTCGGTTAGCGAACCGGCCGGCCGATGAATGTAATTGAGATGGTTCTCGAAGCCGACCTCGGGAATATCAAAGCGCGCCGCGACGTATGGGGCAGCCGTCAGGCGCCGGGCTTCTTCTTTGGCGCTAAAACGACGCAACAGCACATAATTCTTGTTGGGGACAAGGAGAGCTTCGGCACCTGATCGTTTAATATATTCTGGTTTGTGGCGATCGAGCGGCCAAGTCACTGCCATGGGCTTTACATGGTTCATCCACAGATGCGGAACGTGGGTCGTTGGCACGTCTCCGTCCGTGCTGATCAGCTCGGTGGCGCGGAAGGGCACTACAGGGCCGGTGGAGATATTCAGGCCGAGGTCGTGCAGGTTGCTCGGCCAACAATCAATCAACGCTAGCACCGCATCGTCTTCTTCGGTCAGAGGCAGACGCAGGACCCTGTCGGCAGTCGTGAGGTCGAGGGCTGTTGGCATCGGCAGCACTCGCCGATCGGGCTTGCTGATGTCGCGGACGCCGCGACTGGAGGATACTGTCAAGGTCGCCTCTGGCTGGCGCGCATGCCAGTGGTCGTTCCGCAGACCAGAAAAGATGATGTTCTCCTGTAGAACCTCGTCCCGACTGAACGCATCGCGGCGTGACCCGAAGACGTGCACCTCCGTGGGACAGATCATGTCAAAAAACACGGACCGGAACTGCCTAAAGTAGGGTCCCGACGCGAAGCTGCGCGGTACGATGAAGACAAAGTCCCCGTCAGGCTTCAGGATGGCCGCGCTAACTGCCATGAAAAGGCCGTAGATGTTGGGCTGCCCATGAACGACGCTTGATGCGGCGACGGCGCGTGGATCGGCCTTGCTAATCTTGAAATAGGGCGGGTTGGAAATCACGACATCGAAATCGCTGTCATCGCCATCGTAGGGAATTAGGCCACCAAAAAGGCGAAGCGCCTCGGCATGAGCTAGGATGAAATCCTTGACCTCGATCCGGATCTTCAGTGCCACGTCATGGTCGCTACTGCACCATTCCACAAGGTAATCGAGCACAGCACGCAGCGGCGCGATCAGCTCGGCATCAACCTCGTACGCAACCAGTTCGATGGCCGCCGGTTTCGCCGTGCGTGAGACAAGCTCTTCCACGGCCGCACAAGCGAGGATACCCGCACCGGCGGCCGGGTCGAGGAGACGGAGCCTTTCGCCAGCGGCTCGAATCTGCTCTGCCATGAAATCAGCGGCTAGGATCGGCGTCAGATAGAGACCGTGTCCCTTGCGGTGGACATCCGATTTCTGCGCCACGTACCATTCGCCGACACGGTCGGCATACACCGTCGGGCGCTCTTCGGCATCGGGTACTGGCATCGGGGTCAGTTGGGTGCAGCCAGTCTTCGGCTTGCGACCGCGTTTCTTGGGTTCCTGCTTACTCATCCCTTTGACCCTTCACGTTTGTTGCCCTGCCCTGCAAGCGTCAGCGGCAACTCCGGATGGGCACTGTGCTCTTGAATGAAGCGGTGAATTGCCTGTCGTATGACCCAAGAGAGCGAAACGTCGCTCCTCGCCGCAATGGCATTCAGGACGGCATAGTCATCATCATCGATGCTGACTGTCAGCCTGGTTGCTTTCTTACGGCGCTCTGCCATCGATTACTCCGCTTCGGCCTTCCATCACGTTATGTTCTGCAGCATCGAGACGCAACAAAGTGATGCACGTTTCATCGCCTTAGGCCTGTTGCGTCATCGCATCCAGGCCGACCGGATCACGCTATTTGCCTCGCGCGCTGGCGCCGTAGCTTGGCCAGCCACCCCCTCCACCTCCTCGTTCAGTCTGAGCCCCATGCTGATCAGCCCGTGCAGGGCGGCGTGGGCGTAGACGAAGGTGTCGAGGGCCTCGTTGCGCTCGCCGTCGCGCTTGGGTTGCCAGGAGCGGATCGGACGGCCGCGCTCGAAGCGGGTGACCACGCGCTCGGCGGTCAGCTGGCGGAAGTAGTCGGCGTCGAGGCGCCGGGGGAAGTGGATCGCGCCGGGGCCGGGCTCGGTCAGGCGCAGGCGGGCGTAGACGGCGTCCTTCACCGCATCCACGCCGACGATGAACAGCGGGATCTTGCCCTTGTTCGTTCGCGTCGGGCGGCGTGGCCAGACGGGAATGCCGGGCCCGCCGCGGCCCTTGATCGCCCAGATGCGGCGGGCGAGGCGGGTGCGGCAGAACTCGTAGGCCATCTTGGTGTGGTGGCCGCCGGTGTCGATGGCCGCCGCGCGCACGGGCAGATCGAGCCCCGCGGGATGCGGGAACGTCGCCTGCAGCACCATGTCGAGATCGGACCAGAGCCGCGGGCCGGACGGGTCGCCCCAGAGCACGCGGTAGTCGATCACCCACGCCTCCTCGTCGCGGCCCCAGCCGAGGATCTGCACCTCGACCCGGTCGCCCTGCACGTCGACGCCGGCGGTCAGCACGGCGACGGAGGCGGGCAGCGCCTCGCCCCAGTCCTCGCGCCGCGCCATCAGCGGGTCGGCTGGCACGGTGTCGCCCGCCTGGTCCTCCCAGGATTCGCCCAGCTTGGTGTTGACCCAGACCTGCAGGCGGGCGGGATCCTTGCGGACGCGGCCGTGTTCGGCGGCGATCTCGGCCCATGTCTCCCACGGGGAATAGAGCGCGGAGAGGTGGAAACCCGCGGTGCGGCCGTCGCCTTCGGCGGTCGCGCGCCATTCTCCTGCCGCCAGCAGGCGGGGTTTCTCGTGCTCGTGGTGGACGCCGCCGCAGGCCTCGCAGACCAGATGCGCCTGGTCGCGCCGCCCCTCGGGCCAGCGGATGCGCGCCCAGGCGATCGGCGCCATGTCGCCGCAATGCAGGCAAGGGACGTGGTAGAAGCGCTGGTCGCTATGCTCGAAGGCGGCCTCGATGCGGGAATGGCCCTTCAGCGTTGGCGTGGAGACCATGTAGATCTTGCGCCGCCCGCGGAAGGTGGCCGTGCGCTGGATCGCGAGATCGACCGGATCGCCCTCGCCATCGGCGTCGCCCGGATAGCCGTCCACCTCGTCGAGGAACAGGTAGCGGACGGGCGTGGATCGCAGCCCCACCGCGCTGTTCGCCCCGGTCATCACCAGCTGGCCGCCGGGGAAGGACTTGCGGAACAGGCTGTTCCCGGCGTCGCGCGAGCGGGGCGCAGCGACCAGTTCGCGGAGCGCCGGCGTCGCCTCGATCAGCGGGTCGATGCGCACGGTGGTGTTCCGGCGCACCATGTCGAGCGAGGGCATCACCAGCATGGCGATGCCGGGCGCGTTCTGGATGATGTAGCCGAGCCAGTTCAGCCCCGCCTCGGAGCCGCCCGTCTGCGCGCCCTTCATCAGCACGACGCGCTCGTAGGGGCTGGCTGTTGAGAGCGCGTCCATCACCGCGCGCAGGTGGGGCGTGCGGTCGGTGCGCCAGCGGCCCGGTTCCGCAGATGTGGGCGGCAGGATGCGATGCCGGTTGGCCCAGTCCGAGACCGGGATCGGCGGTTCGGGGCGGATGCCGCGCCGCCAGGCGAGGTCGATGTCAGGCACCATCACCGAAGCTCCCGAGCGGCAGGTCGGCCAGATGTTCGAGATGCTCGCGCATCATCCGGTCGAGCGCGGCGAAAGTGGCGCGGGGATCGGCGCCAAGCTCGGCCGCCAGCAGCGGCGCCGTGCGCTGCACCCACGCCATGTGCGCGTCGCGTTCGGCACGGGCGCGCGCGAACACGGTCCTGGTGGCGGCGGCGGTTTCGACCAGCTGGCCCTGTTCACGCTCGAACGCCAGCTTGGCGCGTTGGACCTTGACGATCTCATGCAGCCGCTTGGCCTCGGCCAGCGTGGTCGCGGCGCGTGCCGGGATGGCAGTGCCACCCTTGTTGCGCCGGGCGGGGTCGAGGTTGTCCTCGATCCAGGCGAGCCCCACCGCTACGTCGATCCGCCCGTCCGCGCGCACCGGCAGCCCCTCGGCCACCAGCTGCGAGATGCGCCCCTTGGTCAGACCGACGCGGGCGGCGAAGGCGGTCTTGGTCTCATGGCTGTCGAGTTTAGTCATATCAGCCCCCTGACGCTGGCGGGCTTATGCGCTGCGGGTCCCCACATACGGATCGGCCCGGGAGGAACCGCCGCGTTCCCGATCCTTCCGGCTTGACCGCGCCTCGGGCGGGTACGCTCGGCGCCTCGAATGACGCAGCGGTGACGCAGGAATGACGGGGTTTCCGGTGCAAGTCCTTGAAAGTGTTGGGATGACGCACCTCCCCCGCCATCCTTTTCAATAGGGGGAACGGGATGAAGAAGGGGGAGAGGGATTTCCCCCTTATCAAAAAGGTTGAAGCCAAGTGCGTCATCTCAACACTTTCAATGGGTTGCACGTCAAAGTCCGTCATTCTTGCGTCACCATTGCGTCACTGTCAGCCCGACGAAGAACCGCCCGGAGCTGGTGCGCTTGTGCTGGATCCCGGCCACGCGGGCCTGCACGCGCTGCACGAAGCCGTTGATGGCGGGCAGCTTCTCGGGCTTGTAGCCCTCGGCCAGCGCCCAGTTCTGGAAGCGGAGATGGGCGTCGCGCGTGGCTATGGTGGGCCCGCCGTTCACGATGGGCACGACCTTCACGCAGGCATCCACCCAGGCGGCGATGGGATCCTCGCTCAGCACCCATTCGAGGAGTTCCTCGTGGCAGCTCTGCGGGATTGCGTAGTTGCGCTGGCGGATCAGGCGTGACGCGCCCTCCACCGCCCACGCCAGCAGCAGGTCCGGTTCCTCGGCGGCGATGCGTTTGCCGATGTCCTCGACGCGCTCCTCCAGCGGGATGGTGCGGGTGAAGGTGATCAGCAGCAGGCGGCGCTGCACGCCCCGGTCTACGCCGCCCTTGAAGCTCGGCAGCTGGTTCGCGGCGAAGAGGTTCTGCGCGACCGAGCGGAACTCGACCCGGCTCTTGTAGACGTCGCGCCCCTCGATGGGATCGCCGGTGACGACCGCCTTGAAGGTATCGGACGCGATGGCCTCGGCCGAGAGCTCGTCGGAGGCGTTGAGCAGCTTGCCGACGAGCCCGATGACATGCCGCTCGTCGCCCATCTTCGAGGCGGGGACCGAGCAGATCGCGCTTTCGGGCAGGAGGCCGCGGGCCAGTTCGAGAACCTGGCTCTTGCCGTTCTCGGCGGTCTTGCCGTGCAGCACCACCGCACGCGGCTGCATCAGCCTTGTGGCGTAGCCGAGCGCCGCCGCGCCGCAGACCTCCGCCAGCAGCGCGCACTTCGCCTCGGCGTCCGGGTCGCCCTTGAAGCTGCCGGCGAGCAGTCGTGCCAGCAGCGAGCCCGCGGGCGGCGTGCCCGAGGCGCCGGGCTGCCAATGGCCGGGCAGCGTGTGGCGGCAGCGATGCTCGCGGTGATGCGGCTCGAGGTGCGGCACGCCCTCCGCATCGAAGCGGATGAATCCAGAGGCGCAGTTGATGCCCGCGGGTGGCTTCTCAAAGTATTCCGGCTCGGCGCAGAGCGCGGCGCATTCGTGCAGGACCGAGTCGACACGGGTCTTAGTCAGCTTGACGTTCGAGGGCTCGCCCGCGGGCGTGAGGAACCCGGCGCCGTCATAGGCGTGGACCGGCAGGCGCAACTCGTGATCGGGGATCGCCTCCCAATGCGTGCCGCCGTAGCGCCAGAACTCGCCCTCGGCATGGACGATGCGCCCGAGGCGTTCGGTCAGATCCTCGCGCACACGCTTGGACATCTCGACGTCCGAGCCGATGAAAAGCCGCTTCCGTTCGGTGTCGACCTCATCGGCGCTGAAGCGTTCGGCGGCCTCGATGCGGTCGCGCACGGCCGCTTCGCCCTCGCGGACCAGCACATCGTTGAAATCCTGCTCCTCGGGCGGGGTGGCGATCAGCACGGTCATGCCGCGATGCGCGAGCTGGCTCGCGGCGCGAGTCATCTGACCCTCGGCCTTGCTGCCGGGCAGGTCGCCGTCGCGGGCGATGATGACCGTGGCGTTCTCGGGGACCGGCGCGCGGCCGATGTTCGAGATGCCGAGGCAGGCCCAGGTTTCCTGTCCGGTCGCCTGCCAGACCGAGAGCGCGGTCTCGACCCCCTCGCAGAGGATCAGCGGTTCCCGACCGGGGAGACGCACCGCGGCCTTCGCGGCCCAGCCATCGACGGCCTTGTTGGTGCGCTTGACCACCTTGACCGGGGCCTTCCGCCCCTCGGCCGTCAGATAGACCTGCTGGAGCGCCAGCACCTCGCCCGCCTCGTCGGTGGCGAGCGCGACCATGGCGCTGAACTGGCGGTAGGCGTACTGGCGATAGCGGAGGCAGTCCGGCGGCGTGGCGGTGATCCCGCGATGGCGCAGGTAGGCCAGGACCGGCGTGGAGACGAGGGTCTCCGTGCGGCGCACGATCTCGGCCACCTTCTCGGCGCGTTCCTCGGGCGTCGGCTCCTTCGGCCTGCCCGAGCCCGAGGCGGACCGCAAGGGTGCCGCGGGCGGCGTTGCCGTCCAGGACGGACCGGCGTCGGGTTCGCCCAGCCAGGACCGCGCCCAGTTCCATGCGGCCTTGTCGTCCAGTCCGAGGCGATCGCCGATCAGTTCCAGCCCCGCGCCCCCGGCGCCGTGCTCGTGATCATACCAACGGCCCTTGTTCGCGCCGTCGATTTCCACGGCGACGCTGCCCTTGGTGCCGAAGCGCAGTGTCTGCGCGCTGGAAAGCTCCCGGTTCGGCTCGCCCAACAACTCGCGGGCCAGGTCCGCGATGCGGTCCTTCAGCATGTCGGCCAGCTGGGCGACGGACATGCGGGTGGCGGCACCGGCGCGGCCGCCGGGCGGCGTGCCGTTGAAGTCGAGAGGCTGCCCCTGCACTGTCATTGGCGCGGCCCCTTCACGGTGCAGAGCAGGATCGGCATTTCGGGGCAGACCGCCTGCACGCGGTTGGTCCAGGCGATCTCTTGCTCGGGCCGGGTTTCGATGATCAGCCCGTTGCGCTGCGCCATGGCCATCAGGGCGATGCTCGAATAGGCCTCGGGCGGCGGGGCGCAGGAGATGATCGCGACGCCATCCGCCATGCCGATCAGCCGGTCGAGCGCCTTGCTATCAAATTGATCGGGGCCGAGCGCACAGTCGGTCTCGTCGCCCACCATGACGATGAATGGCCGTTGCAGTAGCTTGATGCCGCGGTCGAGCCCGGTCGCGTGCTGGGGGATCACCAGGAAGCCGACACCATGATCGCGGATGGCGTGGACGATGGGCAGCAGGTGCGGCGCATCCGCAGCGACCTTGGTTTCGAAACGCTCGAGGATCGAGCCGGTGAACTGGATGGGAGTGTCAGGCATTGGCGAAGCCCTCCTGCAGGGCGATCCAGTCCATCAGCGTGGAGCGGCGCGTGGCGATGCGGTGGCCCAGCCGAAAATGCGGCAGCGGACGCTTCGAGCGCGTGCAGAGGTAGTAGACGCGGCGCTGGAACCGGAACTCGTCGGAGTCGAAGAGGAAGCGGGCGATCTCGGCGGCGCCCACCATCATGTCGGGCGCAAGGGTGGCGGGCGCGGTCATCGGCCCCTCCCGGCACGCGGGGCGCTCGGCTTGCGGGAGGCCTCCTGCTCGCGGGCGAGCAGCCAGTCGCGCACCGCCTCGATGCGGTAGTAGACGCGCCGGCCGATCACAACGAAGGGCGGGGATTGGCGCAGCTGGCGGTCGCGCTGGCAGGTGCGCAAGCTGACCCCGCGGCGAGCGGCGTATTCCTCCTCCGAGATGAAACCGTCGAGGAAATCGGCGGGCGGGGCGACGGTGGCGGCCCTCTCGGCGCCTCCGGATGCAAGGGGTTGGTTCATCGGCGTCTCCTTCGTGCCAGGCGACGCAACGCGCCGCCGATGCCCGAGAGATGCCGACGTTCAGCCCCCCGAAAAACCGCCCCGAAAATGCCCCCGGAGCAATAATTTCAGGGGATTACGCAGTCCTTAGACGAACTGCGCGCCAAGAGTCGCGAAGGTTGTTCTCGATGGTCTTGGTGGTGGGACAATCCCGCCGCGGATAGGTCTCGCGATACCATGCCTGCAGCGCCCGTGCTTCGGCGGCGAGACTGTCAGCGATCTCGCCAGCCTCTGCGCGGCGCTGAAACTCGTAGCCGATGATGTCCCGTCCCTTGGTCGGGCAGCCCGGCATGCCGGTGCGCGTGATTTCTTCGGCTTCGGGCGGCAGGATGTGGATGTCGTGCACGATGTTCGCGCCGACGCTCGCCTCGCCCTTCCGGACATTGGTGATGCGCAGCTGCCGCCACGCGGGCGCAGGGATCGCGTGCCAGGGGCCGAAGGGCGGATCTTCCTGACCGAACGCGGTCAGCTCGCCCGCCTCCAGCTTCGCCTTCATCGCGGCGAGCATGCCGTTCCAGACGCGGTGCAGATCGGCCCGCGCCGAGCGCGTCCGGTTGGCGGCCTCGTAGGAGGCGTTCGCGGCCTCCCATTCCCGCACCGACATGCTGAGGTAGCTCGGCCGCTTCGGCGCATTCTTGCGGGCCTCCGTCGCGCGGGCATGTTCCTCCCACATCTCGGCGGGCAGGTATTCCTTCATCGCGTCGGACAGCGGGATGGCGTCGGGCGGTGGCCCGTAGGGCTTCTGGTCGGTCATTTCTGCTCTGCCTCGTTTGCGCTGAACTCCTCTGGCGAGCGCTGCAACACGAAGGCGCCCACCGTCTCGGCGGCCTTGCGCAGCGGATCGTCGAACAGATGGGCATATCGCTGGGTGGTCTGGACCTGCGTATGGCCGAGCATCTGGCCGATCAAGGGCAGCGATGCCCCCGCCGACACGAGGATGCTGGCGAAGGAATGGCGGATGTCGTGGATTCGGACATTCGGCTTGAACTCGGTCTTGGGCTCGCCCTTGCGGTCGAGGACCGGCTTGCCCTTCGCGTCCAGAACCGGCACCTCCGCGCCGAGCCCCGCCCGGCGGCAGACCGAGACCCATGTGCGCTTGATCTCGGTGAGCGGTTTGCCGGTCGGGCCGGGGAAGACATAGGGGCTGGGCGGGACGCCCTCGGCCTCCGCCTTCGCCTTGGCGGCGGCTTTCATCTCGACCAGCAGCTGCACGGCCGGGCCCGAGAGCGGGACGCGGTGCAGCTTGCGCTGCTTGGTGTGCGCCGAGGGCTTGGTCCAGACGCCGTTCTCGAGGTCGAACATCTCCCATGTCGCGCCCAGCACCTCGCCGCGCCGCGCGCCGGTCAGCATCAGGAGCTTGATCGCGTTCGCGGACATGGGCTCCGAATGGTCGTTCAGCGCCTGCGCCAGCGCCGCGATCTCGGTGCGGTTAAGATAGCGGTTCCGCTTTTCCTCCTGATTGCGGCGCACGCCCGAGGCGGGATTGTCGTCGCGCCATTTCCAGCGGATCGCGAGGTTGAACGCCTTGCGCAGCACCTCGACGGTGCGGTTGGCGCGGACGGGCGTGCCGCGGATCTCGGTGATGTCGCGGTGGAGCGCGTCCACATCGTCATGGGTGATCTGCGCGACCTTCATCTTGCCGAAGCGCGGCAGGATGATCTTCTCCCACATCATGCGCTCGTCGGCCTGACTGCGCTCGGCCTTCTTGGGCAGGTGCTCGCGGGCGTAGCGCTCCCACATCTCCTGCACCGTCGGCGCCTCGCGCTGCGCCTGCCGCTCGCCCATCGGATCGTGCCCGAGATCGACCTCGCGCTTCATGTCCTTCGCGGTCTGGCGCGCGGCGGCCACGGTCCAGTCGGGCCAGGCGCCAATGGTGATCCGGCGCTGCCGCCCCTCCGCGCGGTAGTCCAGGACGAAGGACTTGGCCCCGCCCGGCGTCACCCGCAGGGCGAACCCCTTCACCTCCGCGTCCCACAGCATGCTCTGCCCGCGCACCGGCGGCAGGGCCTTCCGGGCGGCGGCTTCGGTCAGTTTCTCCGGCAT